ACTTTTCAGCATTAGATTCTACTTTGAAAGATTGGCTTTTAGATGTCTTCAAACAATGTGGAGAGAACGGGAGTAGTTTCCAACGTGATCTCAGATTTCTTTGGGAATTGTACGATGGGCAGTGGGGGGACGACGCTCAACATCTCAGGAATGAGATACCACACTTCTTTAGAGAAGCAGCTGATCCGACAGCAGCAGCGAAGCTCATCATTAAGTCCTTCCGAAGTAAGCGTGGACATCAAGCTAGCTTCAACGAGTGGGCTGTCCGAATCCTCCCTGTCGCTTCCAGAGCGCACTTCGAGATACTCGCCTTCGGAGCAAGAGTTGACAGAAGAAGTGAGTGGGGTAGACTCTCAAACAAGACAGCCAATGAAGCAATCTCCCTCGTGCGCAGATCCGCAAAAATCGAGTTCGGAGAGAACCACGAAGCATGGCTCAATAGATTCACTGAACCAGGTGCCCTTAGAGAAATCGTCAGAAAATTTTTCCAATTTAGGGATGCCAGTGGAAGAGTGTCAATTAGTTCGTGTTTTAGTTCTACTACCAAACCAACGCGCAGAGGTCGAAGTTTGCAACATGACGCAAAGCGTCATGGACTTTGGGCTCTTGCTTCCACCGGGACTGAGCTTGCCAAAGCTCGACGAGTTTGGGATACCTCTGGACTTCCATTTAAAGAAGCCGTGCAGGCATTATTTGGACAAGGAGTGGTTGCAAAGTTGGAATCCTTGCAAATTAATTAACCCGAATGAAAAATTACAAATTACTATTCAAAACATTTATAGCTCTGAAATTGAAATCGTTCTTCACAGTTATGTTGATCCCAGTACTATTTCTTGGGAATGTAGTGTTGAGAATGCTACTGATGCTGCCATTTCTAAAAGATTGGCGGCTTTATTAACTGTTGAAGATGGTTTTGAGTGCGTTGATATGGGCACTCAATCTGAAACAAATAATGCAGATTTCAATTGTCAATATGTTGCATCCGTTAATGACATTGGTTGCCAGACTGAAGAAATTAGGGAAGCTGTTGGTGATATTTGTCCCAGCATGGCGCATGTTAACGCAACTTGGAGGACTGTTGTTGTCGATGGAGTCAAAAACTGTCATCTTAGTGTTGATACTGTACTGAAACCTGCTTATGGAGGTCCCTCAGCTAGGTACGGCATTAAAAATGATGGTTATGATGAAAATGACAGGCGGTCCTATAAGGTTGTAAGTTTCATGAATAAGAAAGATTCAGGAATAAAGCTAGAATATATTGACTATGAGTTGTTTTGGCATTTGAGAAGAATGGTGTTATTTATGCCATTCTCGGCTAAAACTTTACAGAATCTCAGAGTTGAAAGTAATAAATTTTTCGGACAGTGGAGAACATCTCACTTGGACACTGCAGCAGTAACAATGATAACTGAAGCTACTTGTTTAGCTGCTGCTATGCCACCTGTTTCGTCATTGAAAATTGCTCGCGCAGCCCTTACTTATAATAAGGCTAAAACCAATGCTAAATATCGCGAGCTTTTGGATGATGGAGTTGTTAAACCAGCTTGGTGGCAGTTTTGGCGTTCTGACGCGTTGTTGTTTGATAAAACTCAATAGGTAGGGTTGCCTGGTGTTTGTTTGTATAGTTATTTGTCTCATTTAGACCAAGGGGTTAAACGCCCCGGTTCTTGGTTAAAACTTTCAGCGCCTTTGGGCGTTTGTTCTGTTACCGAGAGATCCTATAATTATATAGGTGAGGTCAAGAATCTCAATCAGATAACTTATACTAACAATAATTGCATATGTAATGCTTATTTGGCGTTAACATTGCGTCACCAGGCAGATACACCTCCTATGAATCTCAGTTTCATTCAACGTTTTGAGTTTGAACTGTTCAAGTTCTTAGATGATAGTAAAAATTTGATTATCGATAATTTATTCACAAGACAAGAAGTGGTTGATGGGTATCGTGGTAGATGGTTTACACGTTACAATAAGGCTAAGCTTGAATTACAGAAAAGGCCTTTGTCTAGAAAGGATTTCTATAATGATTGTTTTGTGAAAGCTGATAAGGAAGAAGGCATCAAGAAAGCTGCAAGGCTTATACAATATATGAAAGCTACAGGTGCTTTGGAGATGGGTCGTTTTACACATGCTGTAGAAGGTCGGATTTATAAGTCACAGGATCGTTTTGGTACGAAAATATTTGGCAAAGGGTGTAATTTACACGAATTGGCTGATGACTTTAGAAAGAAGGTTTCTCATTTCCATGACCCTGTTTTCCTATTATTGGATGCTACAAATTTCGATGCTCATGTTAGCATGGAACTTACAGCGGCGATGATCGAATTTTATGTTAAGTTAATTAAAAATCCAAAGCATGCTCAGTTAGTTAGGTGGCTTTGGAATCATGTATTAGTATCTTTCGGTTTTGGCAAGTTGGGACTTCGCTATAAAACCAGGGGCACAGTTTTTAGTGGTCGTATGGACACCGGGCTTTTTGATAGTTTGACAACTTTTGCAATGTTGAGTTCTTATATGCGTGACAGTGGCATTTCTAAATACAGTTTATCTGTTAATGGAGATGATAGTGTCACCATAATTGAACGTGCTGACTTTAGCAATCTACTCAAAATGGATTACTTTCTCAATTATGGGTTTGTTATGAAATTTGAATGGACTGATGATTTCAGTAAGATGGATTATTGTCAAACTAGACCAGTTGAGACTGATTATGGCTGGATGATGGCACGTGGACCTGAAAGGATGCTTAGGCGTTCTGGATGGAGTGTCAAATTCTTTGGAAAGAGAGTTTACAAGTCATATATTAGAAGCTTAGGGTTGGGTGAGATGGCCATAAATTATGCTTGTCCGATTGGTTACAAATTAGGAAGGCTTATGTATGACGCTGGCGGTGGTGCCAAACTCTTGCCTGTTGATAGGAAGAGATATATTAGTTATACTAAGCAAAAATTCTGGCAGGTTGTCGAAGTTCCTACAATTTCTCTGGCGACTAGATTGAGTTATCAATCTGCTTGGGGTATTACTCCAGAAGAGCAGATTCGTGTTGAGAATGAACTAGTCGTCAATATTGCTCCTTTTGTTACTAAACAGCAGCAATGGGAATATGAAAGAGTGCTAAATACAAGATTAATTTAACAACCCGTTTTCGGGGTATTTTTAAGTAAACGTGAAATTCTTTGAATCTCATTCAATATGTCTAATCAGGTTAAAGTTCCTGTAGTTGTTACCAAATCCAAAAAGCAAAGAAAATCAATGAAGGTTAATCAAGTACCAATGGTGCTGGCGCCTTCCGGTCAGAAGAACCAGTCGCTTGAACATCGAGTATTGCAGTTAGAGAAGAAGCTCATGTCAATGACTAGTACTTTTGGCCCCAATGCGCTAACGTCAATGGTTCTAAAATCTACTAAAAATAGTTTGAGTATGGATCCTTTTATGACAAAATCGTTGGGACGGATGATGGACAACATGTGCATGGGTTCAAGTATAACACCAGCTGGTTTGAGCATGCTACAAGCAATGCTGAACCCTGGTGGTGAACCTATGGGGTCTTCTGCCCCTAAAATTACTGATGCTGCTTTTACACAGTCAATCAGTATTGATGCTCATGGTGTTGTCATTTTAGTTCCTCCTTTTTCGGCTTTGAGTACTTTGTCTTCTACAACACAAAATTATAGTTTGTACATCTTTGCTGGACCTTGGTTAATAACTGCTTTTGTTGCTATTGTTTCTCAGAATGCTAGTAGGCCCAATTTAGTTGAAACCGATTTAATTTGGTCACAATTTAATGCGGGCTTTGCAACGTATCCTGACTGGACTATTGTCTCTGGTGCATCTAATTTTCAGATGACTAGGGTGGATTTCACATTTATTGATCCTAAATTTAATGTTAATAGTGGTTTAAGTGAAAATATACAAAATTTTAGACTTGTTGGTAATGGTCTTGAAGTTTATTGCAACACTCCTACTTGGCTTGACCAGGGAGCTGTTGTTTTGTCTCAGTTTGCTACTGAGCAAGCTTCTATTTTGGCTGAAGTTAATACTTTCCCTGCTAGGTTAGTTATGAATTTCGGCACCATTCGTGATCCCGCA